CCGGTTGTGCGAGCTTCTTTATAAACAGTTGGATTCTGTCTGTACAGAGCATTGTCGAACACTGTCCAACCATGCATAAGCCATTCAACAAATGCTTTCTGTTCTTTGTGCCTTGCCATTGCACGGCCTGCTTCCTGTAGAAGCATTCCAACGATATCCCACTCAGCGTCCCTGATAAGGTCGTCTGTAACCTGGATTCTAACTCCAGACTTACCAACCTTAATCAAGGATGATTTGTGGAGCTGCCAGTCGATGGTTTCCTGTGGGATTTCCTGACCTTCGGCTACGTCATGAGCTTTCATAACGCCGATGGACGGGAACATAATTGCATTACCCTGTTTGAGCCTGATTCTCTTGTAGAACTGAGAAGCGAGATACATAGGCTCTGCTGCTTTCCTCATTGTTCCGATAATTACTCTCGGAATCAATATGGAAGCCTGTGGAGTAGCGAGGAAGTCTTTGAATGAGAAGCCGGGAACGTCGATACCATCGGCGATCTTCTTAAACACTTCCATTACTTCTTTATCCTCATCCGTCAATTTATACAGAGCTGCTTCAGCATCAGTGATTTCGGACGCTTTGCCGTTCTTCATCTTTTCCTGAACTCTGTCCTGGATGAGCTTTTCCTGTTCTTTGATTTGATCCAATATCTTCATGAGCGTTTATCCTCCTTAGATTGCTGTAGAGGGGGATTCGATCCCCCGTCTTACATCTCACGTTATTATTTCTTGAGCAGAATCCTGAACGCTCCTACAACACCTTTGAAGTCCCACTCTGTAGGAGTACCGTACATGAACGCTTTGTAAGTTGCTGTTACAACTTTGCCTGCATCAGCAGCTATATGCTTAATGCTGATTAAACCTCTTACGTAGTCAATAGTGATTCTGGTAGGATCAACCTCAACACCATCAATCTTAACAACAACGCCATTTTGGAGTTTTGTAAGATTACCGCCAGCATAGTCTTTTGCCTGGTAAGTCAGTACAATGTCATCAGCAACTCCGGTAGGGACAGCACCAAGGACCATATCCTTGAATTCTGTGTCGTTCTTTCCATATCCAGTATAGTTACCAGAACCGTCATGCAGTCCAGGGATACCGGTAGGATTGGTTGTGAACTGGCTGAGGTAGCCGTCCATTTCTCTTGTACCGGCTCTGTATGCCGGGTCGAAAGGATATCCTGCATCAGAAGGTAGGTTGCTTGATCCGGACTTGTTAACATAAACGTCGTCCTGGAACTTCTGGGAATCATCCCACATTACCCACTTCATCCAGCCCCAAGGTTCGCTGTTGAAGTCCTGTGCGAGGATCTGACCAACAACATCCATAGGTGAATCTGTAGCTTTGTCCCATTTAGTGAGACGGCCAGAAGGAGTTGCCTTTACATAGTCACCACACTTGAGACCTTCACCGATTACTGCTCCCCATGGATTCTTGAGGTTAACTGAAAGTGCCATTTCTTCAGCAAGAACGCCGGAAACATCATAACGAGAGTCAGCAGCAACTGAAGGTATGTAAGGAAGTTCTACATAGTCAAGAGTGATAATTGATGGCTGGTTGCCACCAAATTTGTCTTCCTGGAACCAGTTCTTTGTGATATTGTAAGGAACCATACCAATTGTATTGGCACCGTTAGCCAAACCAGGTAAAGTCATTACGTTCACAAATTTCTTGGTTGTGAAGTCTTTTGTCGGGTTGGTTACACCAACGACCCTACCTTTAGGAATAACTACTTCAGTCATTCCAGCTCCGCCGTACTGATACTCAAAGAGTACGCCATCTCTGAATACGCTGGACATTGTGGGATCTTTGAACTTAGGGTCCAAGATCCAGTATTCCGCAGGAGACATATGGCCCGATTTAACCAGGGCGGTATGGCTTCTGCTACCTTCTTGTCTTTTCAATCCTTCAAAAAGTGCCATCTTAGAATTCCTCCTTGTCATTATATGAGAAACGTTTGTTCGATGTCAGTGCATCGATCACTGTTTCTGTAAAATCGGCCATTGTTGGCTCCTTTGGTATTTTGTTATTATCACCATGATTGTCGTCATCAATAACGACATGTTTGTCGTCCTGATTTGGCAATCCAGGGGAATTAACGCTTGCAGGTTGCCTCATAATCTTCTTGGCTGACAGTGTTGCTATTGAATCACTTAACTCTTTGGCTGATTTGGTTTTGAGTTCAGCAACCAAAGTTTCCCTGTCTTCCTGTTGGGCCTCACCTAAGAATATCTTATGGTCGACCACTCTTTGTGCTAACAGGTCCTTATTCATCATGGCGAGCTGTATGCTCTGTTTGCGATTTGCTTTCGCTTCCTCGTCTGCCACTTTAATTTCTTCCTTGAGAGCGTCTTCGGATTCCTTAGCATCACTAAGCTGCTTCTCAAGTTCCTTGATTCTGTCATTTGCAGCATTCAACTGATTTGTTAAATTCTGATTGTCAGCTCTCAAGGTTTCATTTTCAGCTTTGAGCCTATCTCTTTCGGCCTTAATAGCTTCGAGTTCTTCGTCCTTTTGAACGTCTTCTCCATCGCCATCCTGGCCATCAGCTTCGTCTCCTGCGGCTTCTCCTTCGCCTTCACCATCATTGCTTTCAGTGCCTTTATCTGTCTGGTCTCCGTCTGCAACGGGTGGAGTTTCGGTTTGGTCGCCATCAGCTTCAGGTGCAGTAAGGTTATCGATCTGGTTAAAGAGATCGCCTTCCTGGCTCTTATCCTTCAATTGATCCATTTGATTACCTCCTTTCCCGCTATCAGACTGCTGGCTATCTTTCTGATCAACTACTTTAACGTTGGTCTTCTGTGCCCAGTCGTCAGCAGGTACGTTTACGACGGAGCCTTCTTTGTACTCCATATCTCTAACATTCCACAGGCATTTCTGTCCGTTATACACTTCACCCTTCCAGTGGCCGCAGAATGTTACTTTACCGTCTTTCAGAATGTCCTTGCCGCATATACCGCAGCTTATATGGTTACCGGACGCTCCGATTGACATGGTACTATACCTACCATCGAGGAACTTTGGTATCGCATCCTGGTCTGTTACTCTCCAGGTTACTTCGATACAATCCCTTTCAGGATTAAGGCTGGACCTTTTGAACATGTAACTGATTACACGCCCCATTGGTTCTTCATATATATCATGATTCTTAATAAGAGGTTTTGGAAATGGGTTCATCCATGATTCCGCATCCTTCTCCATTGAATCTGAATGATATACTACATTATTTCGGTTCTGACCAGAATGTGTTGCTTCGAATGTTACGTCAATAGCTGCCGGAATTTTCTTCGGATCAGCCTTAGCTTCATCAGCTATCTTTGCAATATCCAAGTCATTGCCGTCTGCATCTTTGACTGAAATCTTGAAGTTAGGTTTGGCTTCGCCGCTTTCGACTACGGGAGCAAATTCAGAAGTCATGTCCCGAAGCTGATCGAGAGTAACCTCAAAGGTTTTGCCATTAGCGTCAGTCAGTATGTGCTTCATCAACTTGGCCCTCCTTTCCTTCAAAAAGTTTGGTGTTGCTTGCTATAAGATGAAGTTTATCTTCAAAGATATCAAGGGTTGTGCTGATTAAGTGTTTAGCTTCCTGGATATCGTGTGTAGCCGCTATGTATTCCATAACGTCGTCGTGTAATTGTTTGAACAACCTGGTGTAATATATTTTTGAAATTTCACCATTTTCACCGTATATTTCGTCGTTTATCTGGTAAATATATTTACAAGTGTTCTTGATAGCTTGTGCGACACCAGCAATATTTGCTTGGTCCTTCGAGGCATTGTATGCGGTAAGAAGGTCGTCAATAGCGTAACGTAAAATCTGGTATCTATCAGCTATCAGACGCTCGTACTGTTGGTTCGTCTGCTTCTTAGGTGACATTTTGGTGCCATATTGGTTAGTAGGTTTTTGTTTATTGTTGGTTTCCTTTGTCCCCTTAGTTGCGGACGTTCCTTCAGTAGATTTACTTGACGTACCGGTTGTTGTCTTTCCTGTAGCTTTAGCTACAGTTATATCAGCCTGAGCCTGAGCTTCAACCTTAGGTATCTCAACAAGTTGCAGATACATACGTGCCCTGTCTGTAATAGGATCACGTCCAAGCAAACTACGCATTTCGTCTTCAGTAATTGCGTTATGCTCATACTGATATATAGCATGAGTCTCGGCTTTAATTTGTCTATCAACATCATTTTCATGGAACACCAATTCGACTCTATCATCAGGATTCATTACAGGGTCGTATCCGCCTTCCATTAACAGTTCTTTGAACATAAACTCTGTAACAAACATCTCGATGGTTGACTGCATAGCCCTAACCCTGTCACCCATCTCGGTTGTCATATTATCCCCGGTGTTCCTATTAGCGGTATTCCCTCTACCAAACATTATAGCAGGTATTCCCATTCCTGAAAATACCCTTTCTTCAAAGTATTTTAGGTATGGTTCAGCATTGATTACTTGGTCGCTTGCAATCGGTTTTATGGTAACACGGTTGGTTGTTGCGATACCACCTTCAACATCCATGTTGTTTACTGTTTCTTGTACTTCTTTTACTTCTTCTGGGCGGCCGGGTTCTTCGTCAGTACCGACTGCAATATGATAAAAAGGATATATGCTTCTATACATTAATCTTAACACATTTTCTTCCGCTTGTCTCAATGCCCTTACATCATCCAAAACAGGCAGCAAGAAAGGTGTTCCGAACGCATTTCCTTTTTGCCTCTTGTACCAAATATGTATTATGTCTGTTGTCTTAAAGTTTACAGTACCACTTCCACTTGAGGATTGCTGTTGCCATCCCTTGACCGTTCCGTTTTTGTCACGTTTGACATACATTGTGGTGACATTCAAAGGGAAATATCCGACTACGGGTTGTAATCCGTAAAGACCTTGAACCTTGATTCCAGGAGGAAGCTGTGCAGGATCTGTCATCCTTGCTTTTGCTATGATCGCATTCGAGTATTTTACGATGTCTTCTGCAATATCCTGGAGAAGCTGTCCGGTAGGAATACCGGTTCCTTCAGCAATGAATGCCAGCCTTAATTTAAGATAATCGACGGCTTCCTGGTTCTTTCCGAATATCTCGTAGCCCTCTTTGAACATCTGGTCTACGTATTTATCCACGCCTTGACGTATGTACGAATCCGCAGCATATCCGGCGGTTATACCGGAGAAATCATCTTCGGGAGGTTCAAAATCATTCGACGCTTCTCCGGTTCTTAACCCTAACCTCTTAATAATCCCCTTTACCAGGTCCCTTGCCTTGCCGGACCCACTTGAAGCAGTCTTAGTGGAAGGTGCGGGAGCGTCTTGTACCAATATATTATAAAGTTTTCTTGCAGCCCATACTTTAACTCCCATTACCCTCACTCACTCCTTCTCTTAACCTACTGCATTGTTGTCATTGTTAATACTGGGATCTACAAGTATAGTAGTTGAGGATGTTATGTTGGCTGTCTTTGCTTCGTTCGTATCCTTAATGGATTTTATAACGTTCAGCAAAGAATGGAGTGTATCACTACCGAAAGAGATCAATATACCGGCGATAACTTCATTCACATACGGTGGAACTTTAAGTCCAACATTGAACTGCGTTTCGGTTATCAGACAAAACAGAATACTGACTGCAAGTACAAGTATCTGTTTTACGTAACCTGGTATCTCTTTCTTGGTGTAAGATGTGATACCCAACTTTACATACTCAGTGACCCTTTCGACTGTTCCTGCCAATACAAGCAATAACGATAATTGTGCAGTAAACATGTCAACCAAAGCATTTAAGTTTTCCATTGAGAATGAACCCCCTTATTTATTTATAGAAGCTCCATTCTTCTCTCCATCCCACTTGATAGAGAAACCGAGAGCTTCAAACAGCGGGCGTAACTGTCCGCATGTTCTCCCTTCTTCAAAGTACACAATAGCCGGATTCTTCTCTATCCTGGTGATTGATACATCTCCGTGAGAGTTCACAGATACGATGATAGTTCCTTCAGGATTTATGAATCTTGCTGTGCTGGACGTAGAATCCCATACAACAGCCCAACCCATCTGTACAAATATCTCTTTTAACGGAGCGTATGTCGACCCATCTGAAACCTTTGGTTTGACTCCAGGGAATTCAACTTTTTCTCCGTTTACGTATACCGTTACCTCTTTCTCATGCAGGCTTGCTATTTCTACAGGTTGTTTCAACACTTCGGCAAACATCTTGACTATATCGTGACCATAAGTGACTCCCGGAACAGCCCATCCTTGTCTATCGTCTGTCGCACGGAAAGCGTTGTCAGGATTTTCGTCCCTTCCGAGGTATTCCCATACTGGTGCTCTACCTCTTTTAACATCACTAAATCTTGAATCAACGCAAGCCTGTTTTAATGGTTCTGTAGAAGCATATGCCTTGAGATGTTGGATCTGTGCTCTTACTCCAGTTCTTGCGTCAGGAAATTTATTTCCGACAGGAACTCCGTCAGTCCCGATCTGTCCTGTAACACCAAGCCCGGAATAATTATTCCACTCAGGTCTTGCCAGACCTGTAAAGGCAAAGAACGCCGTTTCTTTACAGCTCTGACAAAATGCAATATCTCCACGTACACCTTCTGCTTCACCTTCTTCAAGGAATATCTTACAGAGTTCATACAGTGGAACAGATATTTTTGGTTCTTTGTTATGTATTAAGGCATATGAGTATAACTGGTCCGCTGTGGCAACTTGTTTGCCCATGATCGGAGTACCTTGAGCTTTTGAAGCAGTAACTGCTTCAAGGTAACTTCCGCTTGCGTATCCAGTGACGCCGTTATACGTTACAACATACCATCCGTCAACAACGCTTGTCGCCTTTACTACGGCCTCTTTAGGCATTGTTGCGATGACTTTTCCGGATACAGGATAATCCCTTAGATTCAATGCGGAAGCTGTAACTTTCATTGTGCCATTATATGGTTTGACGGCAATGTCATTATTCGATCCCATATATTCCTTAACCTTGGCAACAAAGTTTGCCCAAGGATAGTATTCAAGCCATGTTACTTCCGTCTTGGCTATACGGTCAAGTTCGGATTTCATACTGTTCCATGTCGATTGATTGATCATCATTGCAGGACATAATTTCCCGGTAATGTCATAATGACGAAACAGCCTGTCAATTCCAAGCCCGTCTTTCTTTAGAATGTATGCAGCTAATTGTGCAGCATTGTCAACAGCAGTTTGAAAATCGGATTCGGGATTGATACAGATTTCGATACCGTCAAGACAATAATTCGGCGATCCGCCAATTTTGTCTTCGATACCAGCCATATACGTATCGGCTCCAGCATGAGGAGCGTACTCATCAGATGGGATATATTGAACAATATTCTTGTCGTCTACATAATAATGGGCAGCACCCCAAGTAAAAGGACGGCTTGTATTGGCGTTACCTTTAGCGTCCACTTCATACATTTTGCCGTTTACTCTTACACCTTTACGGGTAACGTAAGATTTATGTCCCCAGGCACCAGCACCTCTGCCCGGACTGGCAGTATAATGGATAACAACGCCGGCACGATGAGTCTTCTTCTCGCCGGTTCTGTTTCCAGTGATAGGCATAATAGCCTGTTGGATTGGTAACATCTT